ACAAATATAAATGGTTTATCCCAAGTAACAATACCACCGGGACTAATTTTATAATCTGGAATTTGTGTACAGATAACATAAAATTGAACATTATTACCTACTAATAATGTATAAGTTCCACTAGATTCTAATACAGGACGATTTAATACCACATTGGTTCCTGTAACATCTCCAAATACACTATAAACTCGAGGTTGTCCACTTAATTGAACAACATCACCACTTTTTAATTTTGTTCCACTACCACCTGATATTGTTGCAAGATTACTACCTTGTGTAACAGTTATGCTTGTTGGTTGTGTTGTACCTTGATAAGGAAATAAATTAGTATGACTAAAATTTACATACGCAGGTGTATAACGATCAAAATTATCTATAGTTTCAATGTATGCTCTAACACCTGGATCATTATATCTTAAACCACTTGCAGGAGTAACTGTAAAACGCCAAATGATTCCACCGCGACTAACAGCACGAACTGTTTGGTCACGGGCCATTGTTGAGGCAACAATACCTCTTTTATTGATCTGCACATCTTGTGCATTGTCTATAATCCATTGAAAACTCATTATAATCCTCCTGCGCCTGGTATCATATTTTGACCACGCAATGTTACAGCATAGATAAAGCTAGGATCTTGGGCAATCATTTGTTGGAAACTACGAGCATCTGTTGCATTAATATTGTAAGTAACATTTGTTCCCAAAGCACCATTAGGCGTAACATTCATTCCTTGTGCTCCACTAATAATTTCTGGGCCACGCTCACCTACCAATACAGGACTATTTGTTGGAATTGTTCCTCCATCGGCAAATCCAAGCAATTTACCAAAACTTCCAAATAAACTTCCACCGCCTGCTGTTCCGCCTGTTAATCCACCAGCAGTAAACATATTAGCAAATAATTGTTTAATTTGACTACGAAGAATATCTTCTGCTAATGTTTGTAACAATTGATCAAAACTAAGTTTACCTGTTTTAGCAAAGTTAACAATAGCATCTTCCATGCCTTTTGTACTATCATCGAATAATTTTTTAGCAGTAGCCGCTCCATCTTGAGCATTTTGTTTATATTCGTTAAATGCTAATTTCCAACCATTTGACCAATCACGACTAGCATCGATTTCTTTTTTAGTTGCATCAACAACTGCGGCTTGTTTTTCTTTAATGCCTGCAATGGTCTGTTGAAGTATCTTATCTTCTGCTAAGTCTTGATCTGTAGCATTAACTCCTAATTGGGCACGGCGTTTTTCAGTAGCAAGTTTAATATATTCATTTGTTTGTTTTTCAATATTAGCAATTTTCTTTTGATCGCTTGATAATGTCATTTCATCAATGCTAACTTGAATGTCTGCTAATGTTTTTTGAATTTTAATTTGATCTTCTTTTAATAATAACGCCATTTGATCAGCATCATTATTTTTAGCTCGTATAGCCGCCGCGGCTCCCGCAGATTTAACATAGTTGTCTTGTGCGGCTGTTAAATCTTGGATTGCTTTTTTAAGTGTACCTTGAGTATAGTAGGCTTCATCTTCTGGACGGGCAGATTGAGCTTCTTTTAATTTTGTATTAAGTTCAGCAATTTTACGACGGAATTCTTCTCTAACACGAATTTCTTCGTCCATTTTAGCTTTGGCTTCATTGCTTAAACCAGCAGTAGCATCTTTTGATTTAATATTATCAATTTGTGCTTGAATATTGTCTTTGAATGCCTTGGTTTGTTCCATAATGGCGGCATTCATTTTAGCATACATTGTGTATACTTCTTGGCCTGAGGTAGATAATTTGTTATTGTTATCTACTTCTTTTTGTTTTTCTTCGTTAACCTTTTTATTTGATTCTGCACTATCATTTAAGATTTTATTCATTGCGGCTTCAACGCCGAAGAATATTGCTAAACCTGCTACTAATTTAAGAACAAGGTTTAACAATGCTCCTAATCCAGTAGCATTAGCGGCAAGTGCTTCTGCAATGCTAAATTCTCTTAAAGCTACTGCCGCGGCTCTAACTGCAATGGTCATATCCTTCCACATGATAATTGCGGCTTGGAATGTTGGAAGTGCCATGGCTAATCTTACAGCAACAAATGCCGATGCTAGATCAACTAATGCCTTTTGGAAAGTCTGTACACTAATGGTTGAATCGCCCATTAATTTTAAGATTGGTTGGAATATACTTAGTATTGCAATCTTAAAATTCATAAGATCTTGCATTAGATTTCGATAAGCCTTACCAGCATCATCTAATACAGGACCAAATTGGGCAAATGTTCCTTTAGTTTCATTAAATTGTTTTTGAACATCTTGTAAAGGAATACCACGGAAACTACGACTTAATAATTCTACTTCAATACGGTTTCGTTCAGCACTTGGAGGTAATTCAGCAAGTGCCTTAAGAGTCATTTGGAATAATGTTGGATCATCATATTTCTTTAGATCCTGTAAGGTAATTCCTAATCTTTGGAAAGCATATTGTTGTTGTAAACCACCTTGTCGTGCTTGATCAAGTTTCATATAAAACATTTCAATACCACGACTTGCGGCTTGAGCTGATCCACCAGATTGCATAACAGCGGCTTGGAAAGAAACTAATTCACTTGTAGTAAAATTAATTGCTTTAGCAGTTTGACTTATATTATTTGCCCATTCTGCCCATTGTATTAATTGTTTTGCGGCATATAATGAACCAAGTTTAGTAATTAAACTTGAAAGAGAAGATTCAAATTGTTTAGAACTACCAACAACTGATTCGATACTATCTTTTAATTGTTTGAATGATTGCAAATATGCTAAATTTTGTTTAGCATCATTAATAGCTTCATTACTTTTAATAACTGATTTAGTTAATTCTTCTAATCTTTTTTGGGCTTCTTCAATAGCACGATTTAATTCACTACTATCGCCGCCTAAAGTAAAATTCAAATCTGCCATGACTTATCCTTTTATACTCATAATAGCTTGAGCCATAGCAACTGCTAATTGTTTCATAACTAAATTAATTGTTGGAGCAGACATACCGTATGGAGCTTGTTCAGAACCACGCATTTGACCATTTCTATATCCACGACCTGCATCTAAGACTGCGGCATAAGGATAATTTGCATAGATAACATTACCTACTAATGTTGTATTACTTCTAGCATTACCAGTTTTTACAGGCGTTGCATTTCGAAAATATTGATATGCACCCGGCATCAATCCTGGTACTACATTACTCAATGCTGTCAATTTTCTTTCCATTAAAACTGTATCAAAATTTAATGTTATCATTTTTTAATTGCTCCATTACCCGGGGTTATCCCTTTTTTAACACGCTCAACCATTTTTAACATTTCTATTTCGCTTGGGCGAGGTTGACTGTCAATTGCTCCGCTTGCCTTATCTTGTTGGAATTTATACCAACGGCTACTAACATCTAAAACATACAAATCTAAGGTTGAAGCATGAATTAAGGCCTGGCTTGGTAAGCAATTATACCTATGGGCAAGATTATCGAGAGTAATAGCTAACATTACATCTCGATCTTCCCAATTTACTTCCCCGCCTACTACTTTCCCAGGCGTTCAACAATTAATGTAATTGCTTTAATCATTAATGGAGCAGGTAGGCTTGTTTCATCGTTGATAATTTCTTTTCCTGTTTCATCAAGAATTAATCCACGGGCTACTTCTACCATTGCTGAATTATCATTATTAGCTCCTGATAATTTCAAAAATGTTGTCAATGGCTGGCGATCCCATGTCCAAAATTCAATTGGTTCTCCATCACCGTAGGTAGATACAATAGTTTCATCATCTATTGTTAATTTAATTAATTGGGGTTTTGCGGCTAGTTGGCTTAATTTCATCTTTCAATCCTTTTTCTATCAATCAGTTTGTTTACAATCAATAAAATAAAACTTATTCTATTGGTTGCTTTTTCTAAATCGCGTCTTGCACAACGAATTTCATTTTGTGCTTTAGCAATTTCTGGAAGCAATGCATCCAGTAAATCTTCATCTCTTTTGTTATCTAAGAGGTCCATAAATCTTCTTCCTTTGTATTTAATCGAGGAAACAAAATAAGGGCATGAAATGCCCTTATTGTGCTTTCTACTCTAGTTATTAACTAGCTGAGAAAATGTATTCACCAGTAACAATAATGTTA